CGAGTTCGGCCTGCCATTGCGCCTCGGCTTCTTCCGCTTCGCAACGGTTCAATGTGTCGACCTGGTCGCCGATAAGGCGACCGAGCAAATTGATCTGCGCAACCAAGGCACGACAGTCCAAATCGCGGGGGTCGCCGATCGCCGGGAGTTTGACGGGCGGTTTGCCGACCGCTACCAGCAGCCTGTTGTTCTCCTCGAATACTGGCAAGCGCTGCTTGTACACCGCGAGCTCGGGGCCGTTCGCCTTTTCGTGCCAACGCCGTGTCCTCTCGGCCTCCGCGGCTTTCTCCGCTGCGGTGGGAACGCGATAGTGCTGCCGCCGCAATCGCTCGACGTCGTCGTCAGCAAGTCCGGCTGCGCGCGACGCGGCGGCAACCGGTTTTTCGGTCTGATCGTTTTCCATTTTGTCTCCAGTATCAGCGCTTTCATCCGCGCCAGGGTTCGAAGTTGATTGGCTGACCGCCATGATCAGCCCGCCTTCGGTTCAGCGGCGAACGGGCTTCGCTGGTAAGCGTCCAGGACATCGTAAACGTCGGATCGCTTGACCAGCTCGACCAGTTCGTTGCATGCATCGTCCGCGTTCATGCTGGCGAGCTCCGGCATCCCGAACACGGACGCAACGACCGCTGCTTTTTCGAGAATGCCCGCGTCCAGCTGGTGCACCGACTCTCGCAGATGCTGCAGCTCCGTCATTGCCTTGGCACCAAAGCACCGGACTTCGTTTTCCGTAGGCTGCCAGCGAGGCGCGGGCTCGACCCGCAGTTTTGCGAAAAGATAAACTTTACCCATGGCGTGACCAGATCCCTTGGTTAGATTTACGTCTGGCATTCTTCGCCGCGACCGGCAGTGCGACGCCCATCACGCAGCCGCTTTTCGAATCGGTCCGAAACAGTGCGCCCTCGGGAGCCGAAATCTAGGTCGCGATAACATTCAATTATCGTGCGTCAGGAAAACCCGTTCGCAGGAGCTCTAGGAGAACACCAAGACCCGAAAAAGAGCACGGGACAAAATAAGGACATGAAACGGCATGACCGGCTCAGGTCACCGATTCCGCCTGGCAGACGTCGCCTGTCATTGGTTCGCCCGCGGATCGTATTCGTACTGGTGCGCAGCGAATAGCGGGGCGAGTGTGCCGCGAGTTAAGACCGGGGGCTATTTGTCATTTTTGTCGGTTAATGTTGGAAACTCACACGCATCACCAAGCCGGCCACGATCTTACCGGGCATAGGGATCGTAATCGCTGGTAAAGAGCGGCGCTTGAATGAATTGCGCGGTGTGATCGGTTGGCGCCACCGGATGGGCAAACGTCAGCGCCAGGGCATCTCCATCGTCAGGCGAAGCCAGCCCACGCTTCTTCATGTGCTCTTTCTTTTCCAGTTGAATGCAGTCGCGACTGTTCTTGGCGGCATAGCCATATTGGACCGCGCACAAATCGGCGATGAGGTCCGGATCGTCATCGATCATGCCACCCGCCAGCCACTCGCGCATCGCGCCCCACATCTCGGCGCGCTTGTTGTAGTACCAGATGCCGGTTTCGCGGCCGCGGAATTCATTATCGGGTGTTGCTCCGAAGTCGATGCCCAGGACCGGCAGATTCAGATAGTTGCAGCGATCGACCACCCCGGCGCCGAAGCCGCCATTGTCGATGAAGATCGCGTCCGGCCGTAGTTGGCTGTAGACCTCGGCGATCCGAGCAGCGACCTGCATGGTGTCGAGCCCGCGGAACTTCATCGGCTTGATGGTCCGCGCGTCGCGACCGCGGCGGAATCGGAACACGGTCTTGTCGTCACCGAATCGCGCGACATCGACGCCCAGCACCAACGGATCCATCAGGGTCACATCGGGATCGCGGTCCGGAGCCGCGGCAGCGGCAACCAATTCAGTTGATATGAATTGGGTCGAGCCGGCCCGCGGAAACTGCGACAACACGCGAACGCGGACGAAATCGCTGTCCAGCGTGTAGCTTTCGATCCACTCGGCGATCTGCGCCTTGTCCGACATCCGCGCATTGCGGGTATCGATGTGCCACGACTTCCATAAATGCGCGTTCTTGCCACCGGCAAAAAACGTCCGGAACGTCGTATCGGTGCGCGTTGGATTCCCCAGGCACAGCCAGATGATCTCGGTATCTTCGGACCCTGATAGAATACCTTCCGATTCACGGAAAATCGAGTCAGCGATAGCGGCCGATTCGTCGAAAGCGTAGAGTATCCGCCGGCCAGCGTTATGGAAGCCGGCAAACGCTTCTGGCCTGTGCTCGTCCCATGTGATGGCGTCGCAGCGCCAGCTGTCTCTTCGTCCTGGATCAAGCGAACGCAGCCTTCGGTCGCCGGCCTCGAACCACTCCGCAAACAGTGACATCCGATGCCACTTCGTGATTTCGGGCCAGGTCGCGGTCGTGATCTGCGGCCCGGTGTTGGCGGTGATACGGCAGCGGGTATCGACGCACGTCGTCATGCCCCAACCGATCAGCCACGCCATCAGCGCCGATTTGCCTGGCCCGACGCCGCCGGCGACCGCGATGCGGAGGGGACGGCCTTTGCCGAGATTGTCCCGGATATATTCCAGGATCTCGCGCTGCCACTCGTCCGGGCCCGGATGTTTCGCCAGCGGGCCGCCTTCTTCGCCCCACGGATAGGCGAGCATCACAAACTTGAGCGGATCCGCGCTGCAAGCGACCGCGATTTCGGTGAGCTTAGCGTATGGCCCGAGCTTGGGCGAGAGCTCGGTCAAGTCGGTCGCCGTGTCCATTGAGGCTATGCTCTATCTTCTCAGGCGCGAGCCAACCTTCCATGGCCGCCAGCGTCCGCACTGCGTTGATTACGTCCTTGGGCATGGCGGTCTCATCGAAATTGATCGCCGCCATGATGATTTCGCCTAGCCGGCTCTTCGCCTTCGCGGCGTCTACGGCTATTTCTTTTTCGATCTGCTCCTGCTGTGGCGAAGCTAACTCGATGATCCGCGCCTTGACGTCCTTGCGCTGCGCTCGCTTGCGAGCGTTGTCGACGAGTGACGAACCCTTATAACCGGCTTCGCGTGCCGCCTCCGCCGCCGCCTTTCCGCGCGCCATTCCGGCGACGATGTTGCGAAGCAGAAACTGGGCAAACTTTTCTAGCTGGGGATCCTTGAGCGCGGGCATCTCGAGTCCTGAGTCCTGATTCTGATTCCTGTTGAGTCCTCATGCTATCATAAAATTAATTCTCAATCGTCACTCGCGACTTTCGTAAGTTTTTCGCGCTCTGCCTTGCGTGCGGCGATGTCCGCCATGACGCGTGCAGCGTGGTTGCCGTCGTCCGCAGTAGACCGCACGGGAGCTTTCACCTCGGCTTTCGCCTCACCGATAGGCCGACCAAGCTTGGCTTCAATCTCTGCCCGCGTTGGCTTTGACGGCTCGGGCGGACGGACCTTGGCGTCGAGAACTTTCTGCGCTTTGGCAAGAGCCCGTTCGTAGTACGCGACTTCGCGATCGATAAGCAGGTTGAATTCGGCCTCGGTCGGGCAATAGGCCGAGGGTAAGCCTGCTTTTCCTAAGCGAACCATGCGGCACACCTTCGCGACGGCCCAATGCGGTCGAGTTCGGGTTAGCTGGAGATACTGGGCGACGAAGCCCATGGCGGTGATTTCGTCGAGCCCGCGATTTGCCGGAAAATTCAGCATTAACGAGACCTCGGCCTCCAGCACCTCACGGCTCGACTGCGGCCACGGCGCAAGTGCGGAGCGCAATTCGCTGTCGCGGCGCTCCAACTTGGTCCGTTCATCGAGCGTCAACGGCCGCCGCAGTTCTGCCACACCGTCGCTTCCCGTCCACATCAGAACGCGATCCGGAATGGTGCGATCCGTTTCGAGACTGACGCGCGCTGGAAGCTGATCTTCCCGAGTGATCGGAACGATTTCAGCCGTCGGAAGCTTGCTGAGCGAGCCTGATTGCATTGCGGATAAAACCGCCGTTGCGATGCGTTCCATTTCCAACTCTGTTGCTGCTGTTTGAGGGGTGGGTGGTAGAGGGGATGGCGATCGGAAGGGCGCGATCGCGTTCGGCATGGGCTTCAGCGATTGCCCCTTCGAAATATTTGATGGATCTCGGCGCCTTCGTGCAGCGTGACATCACGGTCTCGACCGCTTGTCGGATCACATCGGCGTTCCAGCCTTTAGTCAGCCAGGCTTGGACGCCGTACGCCGTGCCAATGCAGCGGGGATCGTCCTTTTCGAGGCGCTGAAGCCGCATGAGGTCGTCGCTGAGTGCGAATGCTTCAGGCGAGATCACCGATCCGGACGGTCTGCCCGCGCGCGCGTCATCAGCATCATCTTTAGTAGATTCAGTCTTTAGTAGACTCAGTTCTTTATATGCAGCCGGGTTTGCCGTCTGCGGGTCAGCCGCATGCGGCTTAGCCGTCTGCGGGTTTTCAGGCTGCGGTAAAGATGCAACAGTCTCGTCCCTGACGATGTATTCCATGCTGCCGAATGATCCGGCTTCGTCGCGGTTCTGCTCGCGCGTCACGTAACCTGCGGAAATCAGTTCCTGGAAAATACGCTGCAGCTTGTCTTTCCCGATATTGAGTACCTGACCGCTTTGCTGCGGGCGCACGTTCCAGTTATGCGGACGAGACAGCAGATAGCCCAACACACCTTTGGCCTCGACCGATACGCAAGGATCCTCCCAAATGGCGTTCGGCAGCGAGGCGAACCGCGAGTTATGCTGGCGGCGGACGATGGTCATGAGGGGTGCACCACTTCACCGCTGTTCATCCACGGGGCGACGTCGTCGGCGCCGCGCCTCAGGATATTGGGGAGATCGATAATCTCGTCGTAGAGGACCGGTGCGGTGGCCCGTAGAGTGATCAACTTTGGGGAGACAGTATCGTCCGCCAATTGCAACGGCGCTTCATAGCCCCATGCTCGCCAACCCGGACGCGAGCGTCGGGCGTTGAGTTCGATCTTGGGAATGTTCGGAAAATGATACTCGGCGTGTTCGTATTGCTGGTCCGGCTTCTCGGAATGGGCGCCCACGGGCGCTTCGAACCGGGAGCGAAAATGGGCGGTTGCGGGCGCGACTATCTTGCCACGCACAGCGATTAGAAGGATCTCGTGCTCGCCGGTGACCCAATAGCCAGGGCCTCGCCCGTCGCCCGCTCGCAG